AAATAACCTGCTCTTAGAAGTTCTTTTATTTCCTGATACGATTCTAACTCTTCTTTTCTTAATAAATTTTTTCTTTTGAGGCCCTTTTGTAACCTGTTGCCTCATTTGGCTTCTACTCATAGTCATACGAATGTATACTCTACCTTTCCCTCTTCATTTTTATCTGCTCTGATATATTTTTTTCTATTGTTTTCTTCATTATAAGATACATGAACCCAACCTGAGTTAGGGTCCACCCCATCATAAAATTCTAATATTAATTGATCGTATTTACAATTGTTATCTATCCAATCCGAAAGTTCGTTATTATCAATTCCAAAAATTTCTATGTCTGCTGCTTGTCCTAAACAATGTTGAGAAGTCCTGCTTCCACCAATCCTCGCATTAAGGTCAGGACTGCGATAACCTGAAGAAATATAAACAGGTAATAAAAAATAGTCTCTAACTGGTTGAAGAATATTTTTGCATAAATTTTCGAGATTAACGATTGCAGTTTCATTAGGAGTATTGTCAATACCATTTCTTAAAGCCGTTTGTGATTTTGTAAATTCACTTAAATAAAAATTGTCTGATAGTTGCATTTAACACCTCCATCTTCTTCTCGCCTGACAAATTCTTTTCTTTGGAGTTTTCTGACAATTAATATTGTGCATTTTCATTTGTCCTTTACTTCTTGAACAATATGACTTTCTTCTTTTTGCTCTTCCTTTAGAAGGTTTTTTCTCAGTCACAGCGGTCTTGAGTTTGGAACCAGGGTTATCTCTTCGATATCTCTCAACACCTGCTTGAGTCATACCTGCTCCAGACTCCGTAGACCTGAAATACTTCTTGGTCTTTGGTGGCATCCCGCCTTCTTTGAATCCAAGAAGTTGTGCTGTGTATTTATCCATTATCAGTATCAGCCGTAATCGGTGTCACAAAAACTGTAACAGAGGTTACGTTACTAATAGTCAAGTGCATATCCGTTTTAAATAAAATACCATCTAAAGGCATATCCACTTGATATTGATCAGCAGCACTTGATGCTGGAGTAGCGATAACTAACTTTTGTGTACCACTAGCTCCACCATCTTTAAAAGTTAAACTTCCAGCTGATGCATGACCAACATAATAAATAGATAGCAATCTTGTTCTACCAGACTGTATTGTACCAGTCGAGGTAAGAGTTTTTGCACCTATATCTGAGTTCATAATATACTCCTATTAACTAGCTACATCGTAACCAAGTATAGTGATTAAAAGTCTTCCAGCTGTATATGTTCCTGCTGTAGCAGTTCCACAAGTTAAATATAAATATTGATCAGCTGCAATTTCACCACCAGCAGTTCTTGTGCCAGCAGTTTGATCACCACCATTAATAATTAAAGTCTCAGTTAAGTCACCAATTGCTGTATCTTCTACACCAGTGCCTTCTGTTGCTGAATGTAAATCAATATCTGGATCACCACCAGCTGGAGTTTCAAAAGACTCCATAGTTACACCAAATACTACACCTTGGTTTGCAGTAGTAACCCTACCAATGTATGCTACACCTGATCCATCTTTACCAATGATGTCACCAGCAGTGCCACCACAGTTTAATCCAGTAAGATCAATCATAATAGATGTTTTTACAATATTAACATTTGTATCTACATCACTTTTAAGTCTTTCTACTTGAGTTATATAAACTGCTGCTGTGCCCTCAATACCAGCACCTCCAGCTGCTTCTGTACTCATTTTATTACCACTGGTAACAGTTATCGCACCAGTAGTTGCATTTTTAGACACAGTTTGAAATCCGTTTTCAGATCTGACTGGTCCTGAAAAAGTTGTTGTTGCCATTTTAATTTCCTAGTTAAAGATATAGTCCTCTAGGGTGTCTGCCAAGCCAGTCTATATCAGTTAATAATTCTTGGTAATTACAGTATACATAAAAAAAGGGGACTATGTAAGTCCCCTCATACACCTTTTAGGGAGTGGTGTTTTTATTATGCAGCTCCAGGAGAGCCAAAGATACCTCTTGGATCAGAGAAACCAAAAGAATATCTTTCCCTTGCTTTAAATCTTACATTTCCTGTATCGAAGTCACCTTCAATAGCAGTTTTGATTGGGCTTCTTACGAACATTTTTAATCCGTTAGGAGCGTCAGTCATAATGAAGAAAGCATCAGTATCAGTCAAGAAATGATTTATTCTATAACCTTGTGGGATCATTCCCATTGAAGCCATAGCATTAATATCATTATCAGCTGTACCGACTCTTTGTGGAGACTTCATAATTCTTTCAGCAGTAAATTGTAATTCTTTTGGAATTATTAACTTTACGCCTTGTAATGAAATCTTTAAACCTCTTTCATCCACCATTGCAGCAATGTCAATTAATGACTGCTCTAATGATGTTTCAGATAAGTCAGCAGCTGTTGCTAATTCATTTGCCATTGTACCACCACTTAATAATGGGTGAGCGTCAGAACATAATTCTACGCCATCACCACCAGTAAATGATGAGTTGAATGCGTTGTTAAGAACATTTGCAGCTTTTACTTGCTTAGTATTTGACATACTTCTTGCTAAAGCTCTAGTGTATCTTGCAGCCAATCTGTCGTACAAATTATCTTCGATTGCTTCTTCAGTAATCGCAAAAGCCATAGCGATGGTCTCATGTGTATACCTTGCAGTAAAAGATTCATTTGCATCATCAAATTGAACAGCTCCACCCTCTGCTTTCACAGGAGCAGATCCAAAACCACTTAACATTACTTCTTCTTCAAAAGCTCTGTCAGATGCTTCAGTTTCAAAAATTTCTGCATGTTCATTTTCGTACCTGTTATATTCCAAACCGAACAGTGCGTTCAAGCCTGGTTCTAACTCTTTAACTAGTTGGGTTCTTGATATTGCCATGCTTTATACTCCTGTAGTTGAAACTGTACCTTGGACGATAGATCCATTAGGTGCGTTAAAATGATTGTTAATACGAACGATCAAAGGAATACCTGCTGCGGTAAAATCAGAATTTTCAGGATCGTCTTGAATTCCAACAATACGTAGAGGAAAAGAAGCAGTGTCAGCAGCTGTGCTTAAATCTGCAACAGCAGTAGAAATACCTGTAGTATTATTACCACTATTACCATTAGCCAACTGCACATTTGAAAAGACAGCTCCTCTTATTTCAGCTTCAGTGTCAAAACTTGATCCCCCTGCATCAGCTGCTATTACAAATAGCTGCATTGGATCGTCATAAATAAATGCCTTTACTGGATGATTTGAGTCAGCCCCAGATCCAGGCCAGTTGTTTGAGAAAACTTTTTCTCCAGTGGTACTTGATACATATTCGCATCCATAGAATACACCTAAAATAGAGACTGTTCCACCTGCTGCTGCTTGAAGGTCATCAATAAACCCTGTACTTAGAGGTATCACAGGCATCCCTTGGTAAATTCTATTGGAGTTGTCACTAGCTATTCTGTATTCTGTAGTACCAGTAGTATTATAGCTTGAACCTAATCTATTTAAAGGTCTCAAACCAAATGATACGTTACTATTAGCCATATCTTTTTCCTTATATTAAATTAATAATTAACTCCCTTTACGAGAGCCTCCAAAACTTACCCTAGATTGCCTATCAATATTCACAGGCATCTCGGGACGTTGTTCCCTAAGAATATCGTTATCAACGGCTTTAACTTGATCAGAAGTAATACTTTGAAAATACTTCTTGCGTTGTTCGATTATTTCTTCAGGTATCCTTGCCAACACAAGGCCACCAACCCCAATTAACCCCTGATATTGACCTTGTTGTATCACTGGATAATCATGATCTCCAAGCTGATTTTTAACTTCTTCAGCTCTAACAAACTCCCAGCCTTCTCTTAATTTTTTAGATACATTACCTGTATCCATATAACCAAGACTTTCGGTTCTTATCCAACGATGCTTAAAGCCCTGTGGTGCAGGGGGTGCATCCAGACTTGATGGTGGAGTCCAAGGTTTGTTTCGTACTTCTTTTGTTTCACTTGAACTGCGTGAGGTTCTTGCTTTATTATTCATATTTTTACTCCTTCACGAATTTAGCGTATTCTTCTAATGGCACCCCTAATTTTTTAGCTATCGCTACTTGTGATCGGGTGAGAGTCACTTTTCTGCGTCCTTCTTGTTTACGCCCCGCTGAGGCAACCGTCTGGACGGGTTTTTTTTCTGCCGAAAACTTCTGAGGAAAATACTCAGTTAGTTTTCTGTCTATCTCATTGTAATACTCATCGGACTCTGAGTCAAACCCCTGACTCACTAAATCTTCATGAATCCCATATGCAGCATTAGTCATGACTTTGTCTTTACCAAACCATTGATTTTTATCTGCCCAACTTTTTGCTCTTTCACTAGGCTCTGGTCTTTTTGGTTGTGGTTGTTCAACAGGTTGTTTTACTTCCTGTTCCTTTTGTTTCTTTTGTTGTTCCTTTTGTGCTGTTTGTAATCTTGCTTTTTCTTTTTCTACTGCTAATTGTGTTAACTTATCATTAGCTTCCATAATTTTATCTGAATCTTGCTCTTCAATAGCTTTCTTTAAAACATTTTTTACTTGCTCTCTTTGACTATCTACTCTTGCTTCATATTCTTTTAAATAATTGTCATCAGATGTTGTAAATTTTTGTTCAGCGTCTTGATATTTCTTTTGTAAACCTTTTGCATAATCCAAAGCAGCTTTTTCTCTTCTTTCTGCTTCTCGCATTTTTCTTGTAAGTCCATCTATTCTTTTTTGAACTTTATTAGACATTGACTGAAGGTCATCACCTTCTTCTTTGACTACAGGTTCTGTTTTTTCTATCTCTGCTTTTGTATCTTTTTTGACAGGATCTGAATAACCTAAATCAACTTCTTCAAGAACAGGTTTCTCTTCTTCTTTTGTTGCATTTGATACTTCCAATGTTTCTTCTTTAACATCATCAATATCTAATTCTATTTGTTCGTTTGTATTAGCCATGTTATCTCCTTAAAATAATGCCAGAATGTCTTCTGGTTTTTTTATTGTTCCAATAATCTCATCATCATTTAAAATTCTATGCTCACCAAATTTAGTTTTAAATCTAGCTCCAGCATATCTACCATAAATAACAAATTGTCCTTCTTTACACCAAGGCCCATCTGGAAATTTTTCTTTGTCTTTATAACAAAGGTCACCCATTTTAACTACAAGTCCAACAACAGTTGTCATTTGGATATTCTCTTGTGTTTTATCAGATAAATATACACCACCTTCTGTTTTGTTATTTCCAGAGTATGGTCTTACTAGTAATCTGTATCCGACTGGGTTTGGTATTATTTTAAGATATTCTTCGGTTTGTTTTGCACCTTTTGGTACGAGTATTTTTTCTTCACTTTGTAAATAGCGTTTAGGTTTTATTAAAGTCATCTAAATCGTTCTCCTTTTTTAGCAGGTCATTAAGATCCCGTAGCAATGCTTCATAAGCACTGAGTTTTCCTTTAGCATACTGCAACTTTTCTATTGTGTCTATACTGTAACATATATCTTCTTTAACATCTTCCAACTTTTTTCTGATAATACGTCTAAATTGTTGTAAGGTTTCTATATCAAGCATATATTCTTAAATCACTTTTTGGACCAAGTTTCTTTCTATGACGTAACGCTTTTGTTTTGTATCTACGTTTAATTTTCTTGGTTTCAAGTTTTACAAAATGTTTTATTTTTTTTGCCATATCAATAAGTAACAAAAGCTAAGCAAGACATAATGATAATAACATAAACTACAAAAAAAGCTGTAACCATATCATCGTCTTCTTTCTTCATCATATTATTTTTAATTGAAAATCTTTTTCTTTTAATACTAACATAGCTTTTGTTTCAATCCAAACTTTGGCACCACAGGACAATGGTTTGTCTGGACTATACACAACTTTACTATCTCCTTTTATTACCACTTCTTCGGCATAATAATTTTCTTTAGAAGTTTTAACAGTAATAACAGGATCATCTTTTTTATTTTTTTTGTTTGAGCGTATGACATGTTGATTGATGTGAATGCGTTTAATCATTTTTTCATATTATCCCTAGCTATGCCTTTTGACTTCTCAAAGGATCTCATGGCTCCGAGTCCGAGTAACGACATAACTAACGTGACGAGCCCCTCCATTTCCAAACTTGGTGGCATCAAATCAGGATTGAACATAGTAGCAAACCAATTTAAAATCGGGCCTATGAAAAACTGCCATAGTAGCCCCAAGCAACAGACCCACATTATTGCGGGGCGGGCTCCGCTTACAAATATACTAGGATGTTTAGCTTGTTCTTTATTTATATCTAGTTGTCCTTTTGCTAATTCTTGTGCATGCTTTTCTGCCATCGTAGCAATCTGATGAGCTAATTTATTTTTTTGATCTTTGTCTTCTATAAATTTACCTAACAATTTAGTAGCAGGTCCTATTAATGCAGTAAGTGCCATTATACTTTCTCCCTTTTATAAATTAATTTTCTATCACCTTCTCTAACAACTTCAAAACCTATTTTTTGTAAACACCAGTTTATAGATTGTTTATTAAAAGTTTTATGATCATCTAAAATCAAAATACTTTCATCTTCCATACATCGCATAAAAAACGTGATTTGTTCTCCAACAGCTAACGTAGTATGTGGACCATCTAAATGTACTACTGAATATTTATCATGCATCTGTATTTTACCATCTATACTTAATGGATATCCACCTTTCATAGTTTGAAAAAAATACGTATCAGGAAACTCAAAAAAAGCAAACTCTTTATATTTTACTAAATCGAATAAAGTTTCTACTTTCATATAATCTGTATAATCTGCTGTTGAAGATGGTGTGTCATCA